GCTTGCGCGGTCGCTCTACAGGCCTTGTATTTTCTAACTTCGATGAGAGGACTCATGTACTTAGCAGACAGGAGATTGCTAAGCTACCGCACAGTATCAATCCTTTTGTGAAGTTTACTGCAGGGCTCGATACTTCCTACTCCTCTCATTCCGAAGACACTATAGCCATGATGTTCTTAGGCATTACTAAGGACAAGCGCTGCGTAGTGCTAAGGGAATGCGTATATAACAACAGAGACAGGCAGGAGCCTTTAGCACCATCGGACACAGCTGTAAAGTTCATAGCTTTCCTGGAATCCTGCAGGAAGGACTACGGCTTTGCGAGAGACGTGTTCATTGATTCAGCAGACCAGGCGACCATTACAGAGCTTAATAAGCTTAAGCGTAACCACGGAAGCCTTTACACCTTTGTAAACAGCTACAAGAAAGTAAGTATCATTGACCGTATTAATCACCAGCTAGGCTGGCTTGCGGAAGGGAAGTATTTAGTATCCGAGGAGTGCATAGAGCATATCAGAGAGTTGAACAGCTATTCTTGGGAAGAAGATAAAGACATTCCTGAGGACGGACACGATCATACGATAAACGCTGCGCAATATGCTTGGATACCGTTTAGAAAGCTGATTGGAGAGATAAACAGTGGGATGGATAAAGAGTATGACAGATAAGTTTAAAAAAGGATTACAGAACTGGCTGCAGATTCAGCCTATAAGCCCCTATCATGTTTCGATTCAAAGCTTCATGGATTTTGAGACTGCTGCCATTAGGAATCGTATATGGTACAGAGCAGACGGAAACGAACTGGAACAGCTGTATCAGCAGTGTCGAATGCTAAACGATGCGCAGAAGTTTTGGGGTGCAAAGCCTACAGCAGGCATGGAGATTCGGAAAATCCATACTGGGCTTCCCGGACTAATCGTAAAAATGCTTAGTGCCATTGTTCTTCCGGACATGAATGCTTTCGAGTTTGACAGCGACATTCAGAAGAATCTTTGGGAGGATATCGAAGAAGAGAACCACTTTGAAGCCTTGATGGATACCTGCCTAAAGGACGCCCTTGTAGTCGGTGACGGTGCATTCCGTATTGTGCTGGATCCGGCAGAAAGCGCACATCCGATTATCGAATGGGTACCGGGAGAGCGTGTAGAGTTTGTCTATCGTTACGGCAGATTGAAAGAAGTTATCTTCAAGATTCCTTGGGATAAAGGTGATGTTCTTCACGCGCACTACGGTAGGGGCTATATCCGGCACAAGCTGTACAGGAATGAGCAGGAATATCCTTTGCCAAAAGACGTGCAAGACTGGACCTTTGACGAAAGCCTGATGATGGCCGTGCCCTTTAAGATTTATGAGAATGCAAAGTATGAAGGAAGAGGCTCATCCATCTTTGACGGAAAGCTGGATTCCTTTGATGCCTTAGACGAAGCATGGAGCCAGTGGATGGATGCTTTGAGGGCAGGGCGGTCTAAGACCTACGTTCCTGAAAGTTTTATCCCAAGAGACCCAAACAGCGGAATGCTTTTAAAGCCTAACGCTTTTGACAATCGTTTCATTGCCGGGTCAGACGATATATCAGAGGGCGCTAAGAATGCAATCACTGTAACGCAGCCAAATATCCCTCATGACAGCTATATGGCCTCTTACATCACCGCCTTAGACCTTTGTCTGCAAGGAATTATCAGCCCCTCCACTTTGGGGATTGATACCAAAAAGCTGGACAATGCTCTCGCGCAAAGGGAAAAAGAGAAGACTACGCTATACACCAGAGCAAGCATCGTAAAGGCTATTCAAGAGCAAATACCGCGACTTATCCAGCAGTGTATCAATGCGGAGAAAGTCCTTCGAGGAGAAAGCATTGAAGAAGTCAAGGTCAATATCCCCTTCGGCGAATATGCTTCCCCCTCATTTGAGAGCCAAGTAGAGACCCTCGCCAAGGCAAGACCGGGGGTTGCCATGATGAGTATCGAGGCACAGATTGAAGAGCTTTATGGCGATACCAAGGATGATGATTGGAAGAAGGAAGAAGTCGCAAGGCTAAAAGAGGAGCAAGGCATTTCCAGCGTAGAGGAGCCGGACTTTTCAGTAGAGGAGGGAATAGATGGTAGTCCAAATATTAAACCACAGCTACAAAATGAGCCCGGAGGAATACAGGCAGATGCTTAAGCTGGCGTCTGAGCAAGTGCCCTTCGGTGTGTATGCATTGGAAAAAGATGGCATGGCAGAGCTTAGAAAGGACGATTGCAAGAGTAAGGGTAGACTGAAAGAACTAATCAGGGCTTACCGCTTGCAAGGCTTTAAGGTGCATCAGAATGGCGTATGACATCGGAGAAGCCCTCGATAGAATCGAGGAAGAACTCATTGCCTCCATGATTCGAAACATGGGACGGCACCGCGTAGAAGAAATCAAGGAAGAGAAAGAATGGACTATGTGGCAGGCTGAACAGCTTAAGAGCCTTAGAGCATATCGGCAGGATAATAAGGAGAAGTATTCCGGAAGATTCTTAGCTATCAATGAAAAGATAGAAGAAGCTATCCGGAAGTCCTACGCTGCGGGGGGAATGCACGAAGAAAGAAAGATACTTCGCGCAGCCAAGAAAGGCGCAAAGCTTAGTCAGTCCATGAATCCTCTAACCGGAAGATTCTTCCAACTTAACAAGGAAAAGCTGGAAGCTTTAATCAAGGCTACTAAAGCCGACATGACAAAAGCAGAAACAGCAATACTCCGTATGGCCGACGATCAGTATCGTAAGGCCATTTTTAATGCGCAGGTTTATGCAAACAGCGGCGCGGGTACTTACGAGCAAGCAGTAGACATGGCTACTAAAGCCATGCTTAGTAGTGGCCTTAATTGCGTTGAGTATAAGAACGGTGCCAGGCATACGCTTCCAAACTACGCAAGAATGGCGGTACGAACTGCAAATAAAAGAGCCTATCTAAGCGGAGAAGGGGAGAAGAGAAGGAAGTGGGGCATTACTACGGTAATACTGGCAAAGAGAGGCAATCCTTGCCCGAAGTGTGCGCCCTTCGTTGGAAAAGTCTTTATAGACGATGTTTGGTCGGGAGGAAACAAGAAGGACGGAGACTATCCGCTTCTATCCAGCGCGATAGGTGCGGGGCTTTATCATCCGAACTGCAAAGATAGCCACACTACTTACTTTCCTGAGCTCCATGCCGGAGAGGAGAAGTGGACTAAAGAAGAGCTTGAGGAAGTAGCAGAAGACTATAACCGAGAGCAAAAGGAAAAGCGGATTGAACATCAGGTAGAGAAGTTTGAAAGACTGTCTATGTTCTCGCTGGATCCGGAGAATAAGAAGCAGTACGATTTAAGAGCACGGCTCTTAAAGAAACACGTATTTTTCAAGACTGGTAACATGTCCTTAGAAGAATATGCAGACTATAAACGATATGTTGCGTCGTTCAATGCGGTCTCTTCTGAAAGAGCTGTAGAGGTACTTAGGAAGGATGCAGAAGCCTGGATTGAAAGCTTATCAGAGCCTCAAAAGCAGTCGATAAGAAAGTACAGCTATAATCCGGGCGACGCAAAGCCAAACCGGTTTTATGAGCGCCTGAATGCGTTACTTAGAAACGGAGAGATAGATAAAAATCCAAGAATGAAAGAGCACGCTGATCGAATGTCAGAAGGAATAGCTAAGTTTAAACTGACACACAATGTTGTAACCTACAGAGGAAGCAACTTTGATTTTAGTATGGGTGCAAAAGTTGGTGAATTTTTTACTTCAAAGCAATTTATAAGCACGTCTGTACGCAGAAAAGGAATCATCAAAGGAGGATACGATTATAAGCTGTATGTGTCCAAAGGTAGTAAGGCGGCGTACATAGAATCTCTAAGTCATTTCCCTAATCAGAGAGAACTATTGATTGACAAAGGAGTTCTTTTTAAAGTATTATCGAGACATGGAAATTTAATCGAATTGGAGGTGGTAACATGACGAATAAGGAGTATAAAAGGCTTCTTGCTGAAAGGTATAAATCTTGGCAAGAAGAGAAAATTGGGGTTCATATTCTCACCAAGGAAGAAGTTGAAGAGCTCAAAAAGAAAGGCATCATAAAAGAAAACTAATCTACCACCGGTCTTCGGTGGTATTTTATTGCCTAAAAAGGAGTGATTATGGAGCAATTCAAACAGATTTACAGAATCCTATCTATCCTACATAAGGCTATGGACTTGGAAGAGTGGGATAGCAAACTGCTTTCTCCGGAAGCATTAGGTATCAGCCTTCCGATGTGGTCGAGGCTTATGGCCATGCTCCTAAAAGAGGGATACATTACCGGAGGGGAAGCATGGGAGTCCTTTGACGTAAGCTACCCGAAGGTAAAGCTTGTGCGGCCAGAGATTACGCTTAAAGGCTTGGAATACTTGGAAGAAAACGGTCTCATGAAGAAAGCCGAAGAAATGCTGAAAGAGGTTATCCACATCGTAAAATAGGAGGAAACTATGAAGAAAGAAAAGCTATGGGACAGCTGGAGAGATTTTTCTTGGTTCTCCAAGCTGGCATTTATCCTGTCTATCCTGGCATTAATAGGTGTAGTAACGCACTGATTTCATGGCGATAGGCGCCCAAAAGGGCAATTATTGAGATAATTAGGGCGATTAAGTCAATCCATTTGTCCAGTAAGTATCTTTTGAGCGCTATGGAATTGAATGCTCTAAAGTGCCGCCCTTTGTGAGTGAGGATTGCCGAAAGAAAGGCTTGGTTTTCACCTATTCGGGATGTATGGACATAGCCTTCCTGCTCAAGGTACTCAAGACAGGATACGAAAGAATCCCAGCTTAGAAAGTCAGGGGGATTCAGTTGTTTATTTACATCGAAAGTAAAATCGGGAAGATTGTAGAGGTAGTGAAGTACCTTCTTAGAAGTAGGATCTATCATGCGTTTTCTCCTTTTTTCTTTCATCATATCATGCTTTAAAGCACTGTCCATAGGGCGGTGCTTTTTATATTGCCCGAAGGCGTAAAACTACGAGGAGACACCTTGTAAAAACAGGGAAACTATATTGTGAGACACACATAAAACTGGAGGAGAATATGGAAAACAATGCACAGGGTCAAGACACCCAACAAGGAACACAGCAGTCTAATAATCAGCAGGGAATGCCTCAGAATCAGAGCGGACAGGGTATGCCGGGAATTGATTATGACAAGCTTGCGCAGATTATCGAGGGAAGAACCAAAGCGGCGGAGGAATCGGCCATGAAAGGCTATTTCAAACAGCAAGGCCTTACACAGGAAGAGGTAGAAAAGGCAATTAATTCCTTTAAAGAGGAAAAGGCAAAGAACACGCCTGATTTAGCTACTCTTCAAAGCGGTCTTACTGCTGCACAGGAAGAGGCTAAGAGGGCAAAGCTTGAACAGTTTGCCACAACGCAAGCGGTAAGCTTAGGGCTTGATGCTAAAACGATTCCCTACGTCTTAAAGATGGCAGATTTTACTGCTTTAGACGGAAAGGAACTTAAGGAAGAGGATGTTAAGAAGGCATTGAATAAGGTGCTGGAGGATATCCCACAGCTTAAGGCTTCCAACACAAAGGCTACAGGTTTCCAAGCCGTAGGTGCAAACGGCGGTAGCAAAAATGAGAATGAATCGGAGGCACTAAAGAAGGCCTTCGGACTAAGTTAATCCTAAACAGGAGAAAGGAAATTTAATTATGGCAGTATATCAGTACGCAGAACAGTTTACACAGTTTTTGGCACAGAAGTATGAGAAGGAGCTTTGCTCTGATGCATTAATGCACAGTAATCCGCAGATTACCTTCCTTAATGCGCAGACTATCAAGCTTCCTCGCCTTACCTTGTCCGGCTATAAGGACCACACAAGAACCGCGGGCTTCAATGCCGGCACAATCTCTAATGACTGGGAGCCTAAGAAGCTTGCCCACGATAGAGACATCGAGTTCTTTGTAGATCCTATGGATATCGATGAGACAAACCTTGCTTTATCTGTTGCGAATATCCAGAACACCTTTGAGACCGAACAGGCAATCCCTGAGAAGGACTGCTACAACTTCTCTAAGCTGCTCACAGAGCTTACTACCTTCCACGGCAGAATCGACAGCACTACCGTTCTTACCGCGCAGAATATCCTGGCTGTCTTCGATGAGGAAATGTCTAAGATGGACGATGCAGGAGTGCCTGTAGACGGCAGAATCCTCTATGTTACTCCGGCAGTAAACAAGCTGTTAAAGGAAGCGGACGGTATTCAGAGAATGATTACTGTAAACAGTTCCAATGCAGTAAACAGAAGCATTCATGGCTTGGATGAGGTAACGGTTAAGATGGTTCCTTCCGGACGCATGAAGACCAAGTACAATTTTACTAACGGATGTGTGGTCGCCGCCGACGCAGATCAGATTAACTTCATTCTGGTTCATCCTTCTTGCGTAGTGGCAAGAGACAAGTACGCTTACATTTCTCTTTTCACTCCGGGAACTGATTCCAGAACTGCAGACGGATACCTTTACCAGAACAGAAACTATTGGGATCTCTTCATGATTGAGAGAAAGGTTGAAGGATGTGCAGCACACGTAACTAAGCACTAAGGAGGTAGAGCGTGAGAGCAGTAAAAGAAAACAAAGAGTACACCATTGAGGAGTCTCAGAAGGGATTCTACCTTGGACAGGGATTTGACATTTACGACGATGCCGGAGACCTTGTAGAGGCAGGAGCCGGCAAGACTGTATCCTATGAAGAGTATGCAGCGCTTCAGGAGAAGCTGGAAGCACTTGAAGCAGAACTGCAGAAAGCCCAGTCCCAAGGAAAAGGGAAGAATAAAGGTGTTGAAACCGTAGAGGACGGAGGTAACTAAGATGATTCCTTACCTGGATAAAACGAGGTTTATTGAGAGGTACGGTACAGGCGTTCCGGAGGACAAGATAGACGAACTTTTAAACAGGGCAAGTAGGGACATCGATACTTTAAGCTATAACCGGATTCGTGGAATTGGGTTTGGGCATCTCACTGACTTTCAAAAAGAGATTATCGAAGAGGTAGCTGGAGAGCTCGCCCTTTTCAAACACGACAACGAGGAATTTTTAGAATCGCCGCTAAGCGAGTATAGCCTTAACGGAGCAAGCGTGAAGTTATCTTCCAGCGAGAAGGTGATGGTAGAAAAGGGGGTGACAATCAGTCGCTCCCTTTACGCTTTGCTCTGTCAAACAGGGCTATGCTGTAAGGCGATATAGGAGGAAGTATGAAGTATCCTTGTTTAGTTCCCAAAAGCCTTTGTAAGGTTCCTATCGAGGTGCATTTAACCAGTGAAGGGATAACGGAAGACGGAGAGCCTGAACGCTCTCTTGATTTAAGTCTTCTTTGCAATTTCCAAGACAGCGTAAAAACTATTTTCACGGAAGAAAAGAAGCTTGTGGAGTGTACCGGAACAGCCTACTTCCCGGGAGATATTGCAGAGAACTTCCCTAGTCTATCTGGAGGAACTGTAACGGTTTTTTCTGAAGAGAGAGAAATCGTTCACGGTATGAAAGCAAGGAATCCTGACGGGACGGTGAATTATTGCAAGCTGGAGGTGAAGTAATGAAGGCTACAAGTACGGTAAAAATGAACTTTCCGAGGATACAACAGCTTTCTAAGGCGGCAGTAACCGCCCTTGCCATGACGGGAGATGCTGTGCATAGCGATGTAGTGCAAAGCCAAGTAGTACCTTTCAAAACCGGTAATCTGCAAAATGAATCAGCCTTTGTAGACGATTCCGATGCTGATAGAGGAGTTGTGAGGCTTGTGCACTCTACGCCATACGCAAGAAGGCTTTACTATCATCCGGAATTTAACTTCGACACCTCCGAAAACCCCAACGCTAAAGGGCAATGGTTTGAGGATTGGGAGAAGGGCGGAGAGAAGGAAGACTTTGCAAAGAATGCATTCATGAAGTTTTACAAGGAGAGGGGGGATGTTTAGTGCTACCGCTGAAAGTAATTCAGCAGCTAATTAAGGACAGCGACCTTTTTAAGCAGGTTTATATTGGAAAACTGGATAATAAAAAGGAGAAATCCCTTGGAATCT